CGTAAACTAACCACCTGGGGTCTAATGGGGTATAATTCGCTACAATCCCACCCTTTTCCCCTTTATAGGTAAGAATTCTAGCAGCCCTCCACCCTCTAACTAGGGCGTGCCAGTCTGACTGCTCCCTTAAAGTGGGTAATAACAACCGCCTTAATCTCAAATCGCCTTGTGTAAGTAGGAAATAGAATAACCTCTCTAGTTTAGCCATATCAGCACGCCTATCTACGCCTGTTGGCTCGGCTAGTCTAACCATAATCTGCATATCGGCTGAAGAGAGAATAGACTGGACATTATCGCAGTTAGTGCGTAGCTCATTAGAGACAATGTTTATATCAGTTTCGTGCTCTTTGGTCTTACTTAAAATATCCGAGTGGTAGGCAGTTATATTAGTAGGAGATGGGTTCATCTCCCAAATTTCAAGGTCTTCGTCCATACGGGTAAACTGCTCCCGAAAGTCCTGAAACTTCTTAGCAACCTCTTTTGTAATTTCAGGGGCATCTTTAGGGGCTGTTAACTTTGCCACTATTTACTCCTTACCATCTTATTTCCCTACCTCCTATCCAAACCCTTGCTTTCTCTGATGGACCCACTTCCTTTAATCTTTTATTTGCTAACATCAAAGCGATAACCAAGTCTCCGTGAGTTGTCCCAGTCGGCTCTGGGTAATCATTAACCCATTGATATTCCATCATCTCTTTAACCTGCGGCTTAAACCGTGTTATCAAGCTACCATCATTTATTGCTTCAACTAGCTTAACTACCAATTCTCTCTTATTGGGACGAGTAAGAGAAAAGCCCGCCTTTTCTATTCCTGTTATCGGTCTGCCTGCTTTTAATTTATTATCAGCTTCGCTGGAGAATAATCTGGTATAACCCAGTTCCTGTAATTTGTCAATCACAGCCCTGCCAATACCAATATTATCTATCACCAGCTCGGGTTCAAAGTATTCCTTACACAAACTCCACACATCGTAAGCAAACTCGGCTGTGCCTACCTTGTTGGTATAAATTACAGCACAAACCTCTGAATTCAACCCCCTCCTGCCAACTATATTCAAAACCGAATAATCTCTACCAATTCCCTCACCGACATCAACCCCACCTACATATTGCGTTCCAACACTGGGCGGACAAAAAATATAGACATACCCCTGCCTTGTTTCTGGCTCTACTGTCTTATCCCACAACTCAGTCAACTTGTCTTTATTAAAACAGGACTGAGTTGATAGTGGACTTAACGCTTCTTCCGAAGTTCTGGGATAATTTGCTTCCACAACCCAGGGGGCAGATTCATTTTCCCTCACCATCGCATCATAAAATACTTGGTCTCTGTTAGGTCGGACATCATATCCATAAAATAACGCCTTAAACCCGTTCTTACCATCCCTGGCATCTTTCCAATGCTTCTTAAAGTACGAATCAGGCTTGGTTTTATCTACAGTAGAAACAGCAACCAGTTTCCTTTCTAAACTGTCAGCCACTGTAGCCCTTGTGTGAGACAAATTTACCCTAAAGTAAGGATGGAAGTCAGCTTCATCGTGTATAACGAGTCCCGCTGTTTGCCCTAAACCCGATGTCTCTGTAGAAGGAAAGGATAAAATCTGCGACCTTATCTCCCGAAAACCAAACTTCTCCCCAGAGTTAGGCTCTAGAGTAAATACCTTCATCCACTCAGGTAAATTGTTGTAAACAACCCTCGACTTCGCTAACAAAGCACGGGATTCTAAATCACCCTTAGAAATCTCAAGTACATTAAACCCAAACTTAGAGTAAATAGTCCATAAGGCAAAAATGCTAAGCGCCCAACTAACTCCAATCTGCTTGGCTTTAATTACATCTATAAACTGATAGTCTAGTAAATTATGGTAAAAATCTATAAGATGAGGCCATAACTCATAATCTAAACTTAACTCGCCAGGCTCTTGTATCTTAACATACCTCAGAAAACAAAATAAATCATCCTGAGCCTCCGCTACCCTGAATAACTGCTCCTTTTTATCCATCTATCCTAATATACCTTACTTTACATAATGATGGTTGGAATTTTTATATCCCCGTTTTTTGAGGTGGATTGCTTCTTAGCCTTCTTTTCTGATATATGGTGGATGGGTGTAATGATTGGTCTTCGTAATCTTAGACAGAACTATACTGAGAGCCACTGTAGTCAAAATCTAGGCTGTTTATGGTATTAGCTAGTGGTAAACTCACCTATCCAATAAGCCTTGCTGGTAGCCGACTTCATAAGCGAAATCGAGGTATTGTCTTATGGTATCCTTGAAGTGGTACTCGCCGACAGTGAGAAACCACACGCATAAGATAGCAGTGATAGCCAAAACCCATACACGCTTAGATATCTCCATCTCCTATCTAGTGGGACTCACTATTCATATCTCTCCTATGTAACAATCTTTTAAAAAGTAACAATGTAACAAAAAGTTGACTTGTTGACCAAACGCATCCTTACAATCATTACGAAACTTACAAGCCTCGTGTTACCGCCTGGTTGGAAGCCAGAAATGCTAGCCATTAAATACCACAGACGCTTGGAGCCAGCGGCACGGAATCGAACCTGCGACCTGAGGTTTACAAAACCCCCGCTCTACCAGCTGAGCTACGCTGGCACACCATATATCATCCTTATAGAACTTACAGGCTAGCCTCGGAGTTCCTTACAATCTCCGTGCAACGCCCCAGGAACTCTCTAACTTATGTAATTCGTTGAAACATATGTAAGTAATTATTCATATATGTTTCCTTTGAACCTACTCGTAGGTTCTTTTTCTTTTCTAATAAGGGTGTGGAGCGAAGCTCTAAAAGCGAAGCGTAACACCCTATTATATTATCTAGTTATATTAGTCTAGTTCGTGGTACGGATTTCGTACTACTCCTGGTACCGATTTAATACTAGTCCGATATTTTCGTACTAGGTGGCTCAAGGATAATATAGCGATTGACTTTCCCTCTGGTTCGCCTTCTTTTAATCAAACCAACTCTTTCCAAGTTGTCTAGTGCCTTGAAAGCGGTTTGTTTGTGCAAGCGTGCTTGAGAACATAAAGTTTTAATAGAAGGATAACATTCCTTAGTTTTGTTATTCATATACCGCATCAGGGTAGCATATACCATTATGTCAGAGGTGGATAAATCGGGATTATCAAACACCTCCGTTCTTATCCAGAGAAACCCCTTAATTTTATCTGGTAGTTGCTCCCCTGCTAGTTGTATCTTACTCATAATAGCACGTCCTACCGTCTCATTCCGCTTCGCCCGCCTCTATTTGAGCTACCCCGATTTGCTTCGCTCTTCTTAGCTTCATAAACTCTACTACAGTTTGGGCTTTTACCAACTCCCTATCAGCTTCATCTAAACCGGTAACGGCTTTGGGCTTACCCTTAATTCTATCGATTACATATATGGCTGCTTCACGGTCTCCTTTAATCCCAGCTTCATATAGAACCGTCATAAGCGTTTCCACAGCGTAGGGATGTTCTTTTATGAAGTTTTTCACTTGTGTTTTAAGCTTTGGAGGTCTGCCTGGACCCCCTTTCCAGCCTGGTTTAAATTTAGTATCTTTTTTATTTACAAAATGGTTATCTTCTGTCATTTATCTTCCATTAATTAGTGGCGGGTTTCATCTCGGTCTACCCGTCGGGGCTTAGATTAACTAGAGAGGGTTGCGACCCCTATCTCCGCCGAGTTACCCCAAAGAGGACCACTGTTTTAATAAGGGGCTACTCGGGGGTGATAAACCCTCATTCCTTCCAGTATTCCGACCTACCACCTACCTAGAATTGACCCTTTCACCCCTACTATCCTAGCCCTACCCTAGCTTGTGGGGGCTACTTGGTGCTGTCATACCCCTAGCACCTTAGCACTAAGAGAGCCTTTCACCCCCGTTTATCTTCAAAAAGAGAGAGTTGAACGGCTATTAAACTTAGCTCCAAAGAGAACCGTTGCTTTTTATCCTCCCTACTAATAGAGAGTCAAAAATATAAATTCAGCACTTGCGATATTCTCGGCTGAGTAAATCCCACTTCTTCCGCTATACGTTCTTGTATCATACCATCCAAATACAGCTCAACTATTCGCTCGTGCTTTTTATTGACGATTTGCTCTAACCGCACTTTTAAGGGTTTGTGTTTGCTTGTCTTTTGATATACTGTATTGCCAGGCCATTTAATGTCAACAACCTCAAATTTCCTATCTTTGGATGATTTCTTGATTGAATTGCGTACCATCGTCTTAATATATGCTGTCGGGCTATCCGCCTTGCCACCATTTAATATCCAGTCCTCCATTGTATCCATAGCCTTATCGACTGCCTCCTCCTTCATACCCTCGTTTCTAAACAACCCGCTAGCATAATTAGTTGCGTACTTGCGAACCTCTTTATAAAACTCTATATAATTCATTCTCTTATTATACCATATTATAAACTAAATATCAAGTTTGTTTACACCCCTTCTTGAATGTTTACAACTCGTTTGTAAAATAGTATCCTCAGTCCTTTTCGGCAAGTTACAACAGTTTACCACACTTAACCACTCGCTTATACTCCGTTATGCTCGCTTATGCTAACCTTGACAACTAGTCAGATATGTTTATAATAAGAGTATCAAGGTTAAGGAGGTGAGAAATGAAACGGACACTGACACTAAATGAAGCACTTAGACCCATTGAGATGACTTGCGGTAAGTGTGGCGGGCGGATGGTAGTTTATCCTGACTCTAATAATGGTAAAGGGTTTTGCCCTAATTGCTCACAAGCTTGGCTGGAGAGTTTTGCTAGGTTTGTAATGAATGAAGAACGCACAAAAAGAGGACTACAACCTATAAACTAAT